TGCTGGCCGATCTGACCGCACCGAAATGGAAGATCACCACGCAGGGCGTCCAGGTAGAGAGCAAGGAGGATATCGTCAAACGATTGAAGCGTTCGCCTGACTGCGGGGACGCGGTGGTGTTGGCGAATTTGAAGCGTAAAGGTGTTTTCGTGGGATGACAGACAGCGAGTGGTTATTCGTTATGATTGAGTTGCTACAAACGTTTTTCATAGTTATGCTCTTTCGTTTCTATAACCGGGACAGAGAATAATGATGGACAAACCGAACTTCCTTGAACGCCTGAGATGGACGCTGGACTTCTGGCGCTACGGCACGCGCTACATGGCCCCGCGCCGCCCCGCCGCCCGTGCCCCGATGGCCGTCCCCACCTGGCCAGGGGAGGCGAAGGCCGCGCCGTTCCTGTGGTCGTCCTGGAGGATGGGCCAACCCCAGTGGCAGATCGTCAACTACACCGCCTATGCCCAGGAGGGCTTCAACGAGAACGCCGTCGTCTACTCGGCCATCATGTACAAGGTGCGGTCCATCACCATCGCGCCGCTCCGGGCCTACGGCGGCACGCAGGACGAACCGGAGCTCCTGCCCGCCGACCACCCCTTGCAGCGGCTCGCGGCCCGCCCCAACCGCTACATGAGTTGGAGCGAGTTCCAAGGCATCGCCGAGGTCTACCTCAACCTGGCGGGCAACGTCTATATCTACGTGGAACCGGACCCCGACGGCGGCCCGGTGCCCAAAGCGCTGTGGCTGCTGCGGCCGGACAGGACGTACATCGTCCCGCACCCCGACTACCGTGGTAAAACCATGAAGTTCCATCCGACGTGGAGGGTGGGCGAAAAAGAGAAGGGGGAACACAAAGCCCTTCTGGACGCTGGCGGGAAGGCGCTGAAGGCCAGGGACGGCGACGAGAAGCTGCTCGGCTTCTACTACGTGCCCGAAGGCAAATCGCAGGCCGACGGCGTGCCCTATCTGCCGCAACAGGTCATCCACGTCAAGCTTCCCAACCCGCTCGACCCCCTCGACGGCCTGGGCTACGGCCTCTCGCCCGTCTCCCCCATGGCCCGCTCGGCCGACGTGGACAACCAGGTCACCAAGTACCTCAAGCTCTTCTTCGAGAAAGGCGCGATGCCGCCAGGCCTGCTGAAGTTCGACGTGCCGATGACGGACGTGGACGTGGCCCGCGCCCGCGAGCGGTGGATGGAGATCTACGGCGGCACGGACGAGATGCACAAGATCGCCGTGCTGGACCAGGGCGGCGAGTACCAGCGCCTCGGCCTGTCCTTTGACGAGATGGGCTTCGAGGTCATAGACGAGCGCAGCGAGGCCCGCATCACCGGACCCTTCGGCGTGCCGCCCATCCTGATCGGCACCCGGATCGGCCTTTCCAGGGCTACTTACGCGAATTACCAGGAGGCCCGCAAGGCGTTCTGGGAGGACACGATGGCGCCGGAGCTGCGCTGGTTCGAAGCGGACTACCAGTATTACCTGCAAGGGGAGCGCGGCGAGTTCGTGGCCTTCGACCTGTCCAGGGTGCCTGCCCTGACGCCGACGGAGGCGGATAAGAAAGAAGCAGCGGCGACGGCCTTCAAGTCGGGGGGCATCACCCGCAACGAGTACCGCTCGGTGCTCAAATTCGACCCCGTCGAGGGCGGCGACGTGTACCTGATCCCCATGACGCTCATCGAGGTCCCGGCGCGGGGCTTCGGGGAGGAGGGAGAAGCGGAGTCCGAAACCGAGGAAGGCGCGCCGGGGGCGCAGGAGCAGGCGGAGGGAGAAGAAGCCAAGGCCATAGCGCAAGAGGAAGAGACGGAAGCGCCGGAGCAGTCCCGCATGACCGCCGAGCAGAAAGCCGCCTTCTGGAAGCAGATGGACGCCCAGGCCCGCTCGTGGGAGAACCGCTTCGGGGACGCGGCGGCGGAGGCGTTCGGGAACGACCTGCGGGAGATCCTGGCCATTGTCTCGGAAGGCAAGGCGAAGGCATTGCAGGACAAGGCGACGGTGGCCTGGGGGACGGTCTTGCTGGCGGTGACCGATTATTTGGCGATGGCGGGCAAGGACAACTGGCGGAAGACGTTCGTGCCAGTCGTATCGGGGCTGATAGTGGACAGGGCAACGCAGTTGAACGCGGAGTTCGGGATGGAATTCGACGTGTACAACGTACTCACCAGCGAGTTCCTGGATTCCTACCTGATGCCGTTCACCGAGGAAATCATTGATGTTACCGACAACATGATGAGCCAGGTCTTCAGGCAGGCGATGGAAGAGGGGTGGAGCATCCCGACGATGCAAAAGCATTTGGAAGAAGTTTTCGGGCAATGGATGGGGGGCGACCTTTCGCCGGAGGACTTCGCCTGGTTCGAGCAGCGGATGCCGGCTTACCGGCGCGAAAACATATCGAGGACTGAGAGTATCAGGGCGAGTGGTCGGGCAGCCGACATGCTTTACAACGGGTGGGGGATACAACTCAAACAATGGTATTCAGCGATTGACGAACGACGTTGCCCCTGGTGCGCGGAGATGCACGAGAAGATCATCAAGGTGGGCGACAGCTTTTGGAAACGGGGCGACACGATGGCGGTTGAAATGGAGGACGGTAAGCAACAGACGATGAAGTTCGACTATGAGGATGTAATTTCACCGCCACTTCATCCAATGTGCAGATGTACGTTATTACCATACCTATAATAACCAAGAAAACTCATGGTCTGTCTGGGGGGGATTGGTCAAATGTCTAACTTTGATCCGGTGCTATTCGCCAAGCAAGCCGAAGAAACAGAAACCATGCTCTCGCAGTGCGGCCCGCTCGTCAAGGCATATTATGATACCTTGGTAGATGCTGGCCTGGGGCACGACTTTGCCCGCGAGTTGACGTTGCACTGGCACGACATTTTCTGGCAGAACGCGCTGGATTGGAGGAGGGCGCAAGATGCGTGAAAGTGTAATTGACTTTTTCATGGCGTATCTGCAAGACGACCTTGAACACTTGGCGGCTTTCATCGCTCTTCTGTTCGCCTGGAATTGCATCAATACGTTTTTTGTCGTCCTGGTTGCAATGGGTCTTGACAGCACGCATGGTGCTTTGCGCCGCCTCGCTTTCAAAGTCACGGGGAAGTTTGACTTAGAATGAACATCTGGCTCCTCTGCCTCGGACAAGCCGCCGTCGCCCTGCTGCTGTTCTTCGTCCTGTGCGGCGTGGCCGTGATCCACAAGCAAGCGGAAAAGGCCAACAAGCGGCTGGAGAAGACGCAATTGGCCGTGCAGGAGTTGTGTGATAGAATATGGGATAGGTGGCAAGATGAGTAAGAAGGAAGGCTTGATCGAGGTAGAAGCCCATTACGACGCCCTGGGCGGCGTGGAGCGCTACGGTTACAAATGGACGGGCGGCGATATTGCCAGATTCTCCGAGCGCCTTTTGTTGGACGCCGCCAAGGTTTGCCAAGCCCGATATGACGAGTTTCCATGCCAGCCAGGGGACCGGTTCGAGTTCGGGCCGTTCAAGCTGCGGGTGCTGGAACCAGATTCCTGGCAATATGACGTCATCGTCGCCATCCGCGACCGGGGCTTCGTCACCGACTTGCGCTACCTCTGGCACCGCTTCGGAAAGCTGCTGGACGTCGCTTACCGGCGCGCCGTCGTCACGCTGGCCGTGTGGCGGCTGGCGGAGCAGCATGAAGGCGCGCTCCCCACGTGGCGGGACGTCAAGGCGCTGCGGCGGTTAGCCGACTGGGAGCGGGCCAGAAAAGAGAAACGAACGAAGAAGATGATAGACGGGATCAACCGGGAACTTGCGGAGGAGGCAGAGGGATGAACCGCTGGAAGCGCAAAGTCCGCGCCCTGGCCCGCCTGGCCGACGACCAGCGCGGCAAGCCGGAGGGCGACGTGGCTCGGCAGAAACTATTACAGATCATCAACAAGTACCCGGAGGCCGCCAGCTATGAACCCGTCGTCGAGTTGGCGAAGAAGGACCTGACGATGGCCGACGTGGGCTGGATGAAGCGGCACGGCGTCTCCTTGGCGGGCGGTTGGACGGGCGGCAACCTATACGAGGCCATCGCGCTGATGGAGGCCGACTACAGGGAGCGGCTGGCGAGGGCGAAGCGGAAGCGGCTGGCCGCGCCCGTGTGTGCGTTGGAGGGGAAATGTTCGTAGAATTTGTAACAGGTGCAATCAATGATAGCTATGATGAATTTCCCTACCTTCTTAAAATAACGATGACAAAAAGGCTTGGCAAACAACTTTTCCAAGCGTGGGGACCCGTATTAGAAATTGGAACCAATGATGACATCCCTTTCATTTTCTATTTGTCGGGACATCTTTATGAGGGACGAATGAGCGAGACGACGGCGACGCATAAACATGGACAGGTATGGTGGGAGGATGAATATGCTAAGCTGGTTGATATTCTTGCTCGTATTATAGCTATCAAAGAAGATGCCATGAAACGCGACTTGACGGTGGAAGAAGGAGAATTCATAGAAATGGTGGACAAGGTAATAGCAGTGTATTATGATGAAGAAAAAGAAATCCCCACCGGCTGGCTCTGCCTGCGCTGCGGGGCGGTGAACGCGCCGGACGTGAGGCGGTGCGACTGCGAGCCAGGGCCAGAGGACTTGCGGCGCGGCACTTTGCCGAACACCGTCGTGGGGCCGAGCGAGACGAAATGAACACTGATTACATGGAACATCTTGATTACGACGCCGCCGTCGACGCGTTGGCAGAAGGCATTAAGAAGGGGACGCGAGTTATCATTGAGAGCCTGGGTATTCGCATCCAATTGAAAAGCCTGCCATCGTGGTCGGAATACGCCGCGCTGAAAAAGAAAATGTACGGCGGCCCTACTAGCACTCGGCTTTATCGCTTTCTGTTCCCAGGTCGTTATCGCCAGTTTTACCGCGCCTACATTGACGCCCAGTTGAAGATACAACAAGAGTTGCTGGCAAAGGTTTTAGGTGAAGGGGAATGAACGGATTGAGGATATGATTAGGGATATGAAAATGGCTCTTTCGTTTTCAGGCGAACAAGACAAATGAGCGAGACGAAATAATGACAGAATGGGAAGCTAAATATAGAGCCCTTGCTGCTGGCATCAGCAATCCAGAATATATCGAGAATGCGGAGCAAGTAGTATTACAAGCTTACAGATTGGCGGCCACAACTGTCATCCCCTTTGAACATGCCTTTTATGCCCTTATGGAAGTGATTACTTGGCAATCAGGACGGGATATTTTCCGGAAAGTGGCTCTAAGGGATTCTTGACAAACGCCCGCATTTATGGTAAGATGATGGACAAGAAGCGCAAACTGGAGATATTCAGCCAGATGATCCGGCACCTGACGGCGCTCGTGTACCTCGTGGCCGAACTGGTGATCGGATACAAGCCTGAGAAGCTGTAATCTCATAACCCGGCCCACTGCCAAGCACACGGCCCGCAGTCGCCACCGACACGCGACGCGGGCCGTTTCTGTTTTTGACAACTGGATAGCCCGGCCCACTGATTGAATCACACGGCCCCTTGACCGCTACGGAGAACCAAGCGGACAAGGGGCTTTTTTTGTTTCCCGCAACTAAACATAATCCACCGCCCACTGCCCGATGGCACACGGCAAAGGGGGTGAGAAAATGACAGAAAGGAAGATAGAACACAAAACCTTTCCCGCGTTCATCACCAAGACTGACGAGGACCAGGGCATCATCGAGGCCTTCTTCGCGATTTTCGGCAACGTGGATGAGGGAGATGACATTTTGCACCTCGGTGCGTTCACCAAGACGTTCACCGAACGGGGGCACAAGGTCAAGGTGTTGGACAACCACCAGGCAGACTCTATCATGCGGATAGTCGGCAAGCCGTTGGTGTTGGCGGAAGTGGGACGGGATCAATTGCCGCCTGAAGTACTGGAGAAAACGCCTGAAGCGACGGGCGGCGCGTTCGCCAAAATCCAAATGCTCATGGACACGCCGGAGGGGCGTGGTGTTTTCAGCCGCCTGAAAAACGGGGCAGCGGAAGAATGGAGCTTCGGCTACGACGCTCTGGATTATGACTTCACCAGCGTGGACAGGAATGGCAAGAACGTTACTGTCAGGAATCTCCGCACGGTGAAGCTTTACGAAATCAGCCCCGTCATTTTTGCGATGAATTCCGCCACTACCACCACCTCCGCCAAAGCCCAGCCCTCCGAGGACAAGCCCGCCCCCGACGTGACCGAGAACACCATCCGCATCCGGGTGCGCGACCCCGGCGACTTCCAGGAAGGCTCGTTCCGCACTATCAGCATCGGCGCGGCGGACAATGGCATCCAAGCCGTCGTCGGCAAGCTGAAGGGCGAAACGACCATGACTGTCCAGAGCTACGTTTTTGACAAGGACAAGTTCAGCGTCGAGGAAGCCCAGGAGTGGGTGGACGACCACAAGAAGGACGCCCCGCCGAAGCAGGACGACGACGGGGGGCCGTACCTGTGCGAGTGCCTGGAGTGCGGCCACACGATAGAGAGCGACGAGCACTGCCGGGACGTGAAGTGCCCCAAGTGCGGCGGGGAAATGCGCCGCGCCGAGAGGCCGGGGCCGGGGGAGGAAGGGCCGAACGCGAAGTACCGTTCCTGCCACTTCTGGTACGACGCCGGGAACGCCGACAACTTTACTGCCTACAAGCTGCTTTTCTGCGACGTGGTGGGCGGGCAAGTCAAGGCCGTCCCGCGCGGCCTTTTCGCCGTGGCCGGCGTGCTGCAGGGCGCGAGGGGCGGGGCGGACATTCCCGCCGCCGACCAGGCGAAAATCAAGTCTCGCATCGCCGGGTACTACGCCAGGATGCGGCGTGAGTTCGACGACGACAGCATCGTGCCGCCCTGGGAGAAAGCCAGCGACGCAGATCATGAGGGGAAAGAAGACCGTGAGCCCGGCGCGACGGACGACAAGGAACGCGGGGGCGTGACCGTCGCCCGCCATGTCGACGCGGGCGAGCTGAAGCTGGTCTGGCAAGACGGCGAGGGCAAGCACCACCAAATTACAGAAAGCGAAATCAAGGCCGTCAAAGAAGGCCGCGTGCTTTCCACGGCCAACGCGAACCGGATCAAGGCCGCCGTGACATCGCTGCTGGAAGCGTTGGAATCGGCGGGGATCGACATAATGGAAGAGCGAGGCAAGGCCGGGCCGCCGCCCGGCGAAGCACCCACCTCCGACGAGGCCGGGCCGCAGAACGAAGCGGCACCCACCGGGGAAATGCTGAAGCTCATCGAAGCGGAACGAGAACGAATCAGCATAGCTATGGAGGTGTGAAAATGCATTGGAAAGACATGCTGGGCGAGGCCGACCATCTCTTCGGGCAAGTGACCGAAATCCTTTCCGACCCGGACGCTCCGATGGAGGAGAAACAAAAGGTCGAGGGGATGCAGACGCGAGCCATGGAGCTGAAGGCCCAAGCCCTGCAATTGAAAGAAGTGGAGCACCACGCCCAGGAGTTGGCGCGTGAGACCGAGGCCGAGCAAGGCCCGGACGAGGAGAAGGGGCAACGCGAGAGCCCGACGGAGTTCAAGTCGTGGGAGGAATACCTGCGGACGATGTGGTTCCACCTGCACCCGCACCAGGACATCCGCAGGCGCGACCCGCGCTTGCAGCCCTTCCGCGAGAAGTCGCCCAAGCGCGGCAAGCAGGAAGAGAAGCAGATGGTGGAGGCGGTCGGCGCGTCCGGCGGGTTCCTGGTGCCGACCGAGTTCCTGGCGCAGTTGCAGGCCGTGATGGGGGAACAGTCCATCGTTCGCAACCGGGCTACCATCATCAGGATGCGCCGCAGGGCGTTGCAGATCCCCGTGCTGGACCAGACGGCCACCGGCACGACGGGCGTCCCCGCCTGGTTCGGCGGGATGCAGGCGTACTGGGTCGCCGAGGCGCAGGCCAAGGACCTGACGACGGCGCAGTTCAAGCAGATCGAGCTCGTGGCGCACAAGCTCATCATGTACACCCGCGCGAGTGACGAACTGCTCGACGACTCGGCCATCAGCCTGTCCGACTTCCTGATGGGGCCGATGGGCTTCGCCGGGTGCATCACCTGGATGGAGGATTACGCCTTCCTGCGCGGCACCGGCGCGGGGCAACCCCTCGGCGTCATCACCGCCGTCAATTCGCCGACCATCGTCGTGGCGCGGGCGGTGGCGGGGGCCATCGGCATCGCCGACTTGGCCAACATGATGATGAACTTCTTGCCTTCGGGCCGGGGCGTGTGGGTCATCAGCCAGTCGGCGATGGCCAGCATGATCCAGTTGGCCGGCCCCGCCGGGAACCCGGCTTACTGGTGGCAGCCCAGCGGGCGGGACGGGGTGCCCGGCGTTCTTCTGGGCCTTCCCGTCATCTGGTCGGAGAAGAGCCCGGTCTTGGGAGCCCAGGGCGACGTGCTGCTGGCCGACTTCAACTACTACTTGATCGGCGACCGGCAGGCCACGACCATCGAGAGCACCGAGTACGACTACTGGCGCTATGACCAGACCTCGTGGCGTGCCGTGCACCGCGTGGACGGCCAGCCCTGGCTGTCGGCGCCGCTGACGTACCAGGACCAGACCACGACCGTTTCGCCGTTCGTGATCCTGGGCGGGCCGGTCGGCAGCTAACAGGAGGTGAACAGATGAGTTACACGGCAGAATTGTCGGAACTGATGTATCCGCTGGCCATCGAGTACGCGGACAGCCAGGCCATCGGCACGCACAACTCGGCGTGGGTGAGCTTGCAGAACTACCACCGGGCCTGGCTGGTGCTGAACGTGGGCGAGATGCAGCAGGGTGCCACCCTGAACTGCGCGCTCCAGCAGGCACGGGGGCCGGGGGGCACCGGGGCCAAGGCCATCACGTCGTCGAAGACGGCGGGGGCCAAGGCCATCACGCCGTTGGTCCAGGCCACCGGGGACGGGGACGACCTGGTCTGCATCGAGTTGCAGACCGAGGAGTTGGACGTTGACAGAGGCTTCGAGCACGTGCGGTTCCAGGTCGTCATCGCTGGCGGAGCCGTCGAATACGCCGCCGTCCTGTACGGGTGCGTATCGCGCTTCAAGGCAGTCCCGACCACGAACTGGACGGAGCGGATAGACTGATATCGTGAGGAGAGGGGGCGGCCCCGCGGGGTTGCCCCCTCCGGGTAGGAAATGGCCAAAAAGTGGGTCCGCGTCCTGTCCACGCTGACATACGACGTGAGAGGCATACAGGAGATCGCTTACCCCGGCGACTGGATTCAAGTCGGCAAGCAACAAGCGCGGGTGTGGCTGGCGCAGGGCCGGGTCGAGATTCCGCGACCCGACAGGCGGATCGTCTCGGTGGACTACGCCCACAGCGGTGTGTTGGTGAGGGGAGGGCACCCCGAACTGTCGGAGTTCGGGGACCTGACCACCAAGCTGGCATTCGTTGACGGCAACCTCCGGCTGCCGTTCGACTTCACCGTGATATGGGAACCGTCCCTGCCGGTGACCCCGCGGGCGGTCGAGTCGGGGCTGTCCCGCTGCCGCGAATCCAGGATCGAGGGGTGGGAAGTGCTGGCCATGCTGGCGGGCGAGACGACGACGGCAGCCGACGTGGGCAGCGAGGACGAGCGGGACAGGACCGTGCAGGTGGTGAGGGACCTGCGGACGCCGGTCTACGATCCCCGCCTGGTGTGGCTGCGGCGCACCTCCGCCACGAAAAGGCTCGTCGGCTTGTGGGCCAAAGAGATCGCCGCCGGCAACGACGAGCGGCACGGCTTCCTGAGGTCGCTGTACCGGAGCGCGGCGGTGATCCAGGCGTTGCCGTCCAACTGGCAAAGTCTGCAAGTCCGGTGGATGCCGCATGGCGGGTTCCCGTGAGGGCGTCCTGTACGTCGCATACGGAGCCCGCGCCGTCGGGGAGGCGACGGAGAGCATCGAGTCCCTGCGGCGGCACCACGACTGGCCGGTCGCCGTCGTCGGCGACGAGGTGGAAGGCGCGCGGCGCGTGAGCTGGCCCGACCGGGGGATGCCAGGCCGGTGGGCCAAGGTCAACCTGCTGCCCCTGTCGCCGTTCGAGCGGACGCTTTACCTGGACGCCGACACCCGCGTGCGCGGCAGGTTGGACGCGGGATTCCGCATCCTGGACGACGGGTGGGAGCTGGTCATCGTGCCCAGCGAGGGGCAATCCCAACCCCTGCACAGCCTGACCGAGGAAGAGCGGCGCGTCACCCAGGACGAACTGGCCGACGGTTGGCCGCTGATGCTCAACACCGGCGTGATGTGGTTCCGGCGCACGGACGGCACGGAGCGGCTTTTCGCCGAGTGGCGGCGGGAGTGGGAACGCTTCAGGCTGCACGACCAGGGGGCGCTGCTGAGGGCGTTGGAGAAGCATCCCGTCAAGGTCTGGCTGCTGGGGCCGGACTTCAACAGCCATCGGGGCACGGTGGTGGAGCACCGGTTCGGAAAGGCGCGACAATGATAACTTTGTTCTCCGTTCCCTGCGCCTTCGAGGGCTACCGGAACGTTATCCAGAGGAACGCGCTCAACACCTGGGCGCGCCTCACGCCGCGCCCCGAGATCATCTTGTTGGGCGACGATCCCGGAGTGGCCGAGGCCGCCGGGGAGTTCGGCTGCGTCCACGTCCCCGGCGTGGCCGTCAGTCCCAGGGGCAGGCCGGTCCTGAGCGACGTCTTCGCCAAGGCCAGGGCGAGGGCCTCCAACGGCCTGCTGTGCTGGACCAACGCCGACATGATGTTCCTGCACCTGCCGGAAGCCGTCGTCCGCTGCGCGCGGGAGCTCGGCGACTTCCTCATGGTGGGCGGGCGGATAGACATACGGCTCGACAAGGAATGGTCTTTCGGCCCCGGATGGGAAGAGAAGCTGTGCGAGTTCGCCTGCCGCACCGGGGAGCGGCACAGCCTGGGCGCGATGGACTATTTCGCCTACCGCAACGGCGACCTGTTCGATGCCATGCTGAACTTCTACGTGGGCGTGCCGTTTTGGGACAACTGGGCTCTGTCCTACGCCGCGCAGCGCGTCCCCGTGGTGGACGCCACGTTGGTCGTGGCCGCCATCCACCAGGAGCACGAGAGGGACGCCCGCCACGGCTACGAGGCCAGGAGCGGACACCAGGAAGAATGGGGCGACTACAAGCACAACGAGGACCTGTTCAAGGAGCACGCCAAGTACCCGCGCGCCCACATATCGGACGCTGAGTGGACGCTGGACGACGAAGAGCTGTACCGCAGGGCCAGAGGGGGGCCGCTCTTATGAAGACGCTTGCGGGCGACAGGGGGATCGAGTGGGGCTTTGCCATGGAGAACCTGCCCCCGTGCGGCGCGGGCAGGCGCGTGCTGGACTTCGGGCCGATGGAGGGCTTTTACCTGTCCGCAGACGCCGCGAGCAAGGGCTACTCCGTCGTGGCCGTCGGGCTGGAGGACATTGCGCCTCCCCAGGGCGTGCGGTACGTCCGGCGGGACGTCATGGCCGTCGAGTTCGACGAGCCGTTCGACTACATCCTGAACGTTTCGACCGTCGAGCACGTGGGCCTGGGGCGCTACGGCGACCCGCTCGACCCGGACGGCGACCTGAAGGCCATGCGGAAGCTGAGAGGTTGGATGCGGCTCGACGGCGACGGGATCATGTTGCTGACCGTACCCGTCGGGGTGGACGCCGTCGTGGGGGAATACCACCGCGTCTACGGCCCGGACAGGCTGCCGGGGTTGCTGGAGGGTTACGCCGTCCTGAAAGAACGGTACTGGGTCAAGGCCGACGACGACAGCCGCTGG